ATAGTTTTCAAAAAAAACACTAGAGGGCAAAAAGAAACATAAAACTTTTCGCAATTTTTCTAAAAAAAGGCTTGACACTGCCCCCAGATGATGTATAAACCATGTATGGGAAACGTGTTAACCAAACTTTACGACATTATAAAGGCCCTTGTGGACGGCAAATTCTACGGATCATTTACCATAAAATTTGAAGGCGGCAAAATTGTACATTGCATAAAAGAAGAAAGCTTTAAGCTGTAAAAACAGGTATTGAAAAACTCAAGCCTGCATTGGCTGAAACAGAGGAATTCTACACAATCCTCTCTCCCGGCTAATGCAGGCTTTTTTGTTGGGCGATAAACATGGCAAGAACATTGGCGGAAGTGCAAGAGGAATACACAGCGGCAAGGGCGGCATACCTGAACGCGCTGAATTCTAAAAGTTACCTAATCGGCGAGGGTGGTATGTCGCGGCAAAAAACTAATCACGATATCGTATCGTTAAAAGCGCAGGTGGACGAGCTTGGTGTGGAGATGGATAGATTATCTGGCGGCATAAAACTTTTCGGAGCAACGCCTCTTTGATGCAAGCAAAAGAAACATTTATAGATAAATGCGTGAAATACATAAACCCTGTGAAAGGGCTGGAGCGCTACAAGGCCCGAGTAGCAATGGCAATTGCCGGGGGGTACGTTGGGGGCCAGCGCAATCGCAGGTCTTTGTCGGAGTGGAGAACCACGCAAAACGATGCCGATGCCGATATCCTGCCCGACCTACCTACCTTGCGCGACAGATGTAGCGACCTATCGCGCAACAATCCGCTGGGGGCAGGAGCGGTATCAAACGTAATCTTAAAAGGAATCGGGCAGGGGCTGAAAATGCAATCCAGGATTGATAGAAAAGTCCTCGGGCTTACGGACGAGCAAGCATTTGAGTGGGAAGAGCGCACCGAAAGTGAATGGCGTCTTTTTGCAGAAAATACAGAATGCGACATCACTGGCCACGGCAATTTCTACGCACTGCAAAGGCTTTTCCTCCGTTCCAACTTAGATAAGGGGGACGTCTTTGCCCTTTTGCCCTATATCGAAACGCCGAGAAGTCCTTACGGGCTGAAAATACAGGCAATAGAGGCCGAAAGGGTATGTAATAAAGGCAACAAAAGAGATACGGAAACGATAGCTGGCGGCATTGAACGCAACCGATACGGGATGCCAATACAGTACCACATACTTAAAAGGCACCCTGGTAGCAATGTAATGAGCAAGGATAAAAACGAATGGGACACCGTGCCTGCCTTTTCCCCTAACGGCAGAAGAAATATTCTGCATATTTACGACCAAATCAGGCCGGGGCAATCCCGTGGAATCCCGTATCTTGCGCCAGTAATAGAGCCCCTGAAACAGTTGGGGAGATATACCGAAAACGAACTGATGGCATCCGTAATAAGTTCAATGTTTACCGTTTTTTTAAGGAAAGAAAAAAGTGCCGGGGGTATCGAAACGATTGCGGCAAACGGCGAGATGGGGTATGCCGATTCCGGAAAATCGGGCGAACAAGAGTTGAAAATGGGAAATGGCTTAATCCTTGAATTGCCGGAAGGGACGGATATCACAACAGCAAATCCGGGAAGGCCGAATGATTCTTTCGACCCTTTTGTTTTATCGATATTGCGGCAAATCGGGTCAGCGCTACAACAGCCTTTCGAAGTAATCATCAAGCATTATACATCTTCTTATTCGGCGGCCCGCGCTGCACTTTTAGACGCCTGGTGTTTTTATAATCAAACAAGGTCGTATTTTGTAAGTGCTTTTTGCGTACCGATTTACGAGGTGTGGCTTGAGGAGGCAATAATGAAAGACAGAATTATTGCGCCGGGCTTTTTTGACGATTTTCTAATCCGCAGTGCATATTTAGGCACAGAATGGATTGGGCCGAGTCCGGGGCAGATCGACCCAAACAAAGAGGTCGATGCGGCAAGCAGCAGGGTATCTCTTGGTGTGTCTACGGTATCGGAGGAAACTGTTTTCTTGACGGGCAAGGACTGGGATAAGAAAATACCACAGATAAAGAGGGAGCGAGCTATTTTGAAAGAAATTGGGCTGGTACAAGAAAAGGAAGATAAAGAGAAAAACGAAACTGTTCGGGAAGATAACAATTAATTTTAGTGATAGGAGGTGCGAAAATGTGTAGGTGGATTAAAAGAGGTTTATTGATTGCAGTGCTGGCAGGGATTGTGTCCTTGCCCATCGTACCGCGAGAGGCAAAAGCAGACCGGCAGAATTCCTTGAACCATGCCACAACGGGCGGGCTTACGATTGCGGAAGGAACGGCGCAGGTTACCGGGTCTTCTACCTTTTCCGTGACTGGATTGGGGACGGCCACGCGGTTTTTATCCGCAACTTTGGGCACTATGGCGGCAGACGTAGGGGCGGTCATAGGCACGGTAACGAGCGCCAATAATGTTAAAATCACAGTGTATGGCGCCGGTACAACCACAATATCGGGGACAGCAGCGGCGGTGGATTATATTGTAATCGGCACACCTTAAGGAGTAAAAAAGATGCGATTAATCGACCTTATAAACAGCCCGTGGGCAATCATGCCAGAGATGTTGCGGGAAATATCGGCGATATATACGACGCATATGAAGGGCGAAAAGATTGATATCAAAGGGATTGAAGAGCGCACGGGTAAAACGCTAAAGAACAAGCATCAATCATATGAGATTGTCGGCAGCGTTGGCATTGTGCCGATTGAAGGCGTTATCTCTAAAAAGATGAATCTCTTTGGCGAGATATCGGGCGGAGCATCATCCGAACTTATCGGGCGCGACATCAATCAATTACTGGACAATCCCGATGTAAAATCAATTGTTTTAAAAATTGATTCGCCAGGCGGCACTGTCGACGGAGCCGAGATGCTTGCGGATATTGTGTATAGCGTGAGGGGCAAAAAGGATATCGTTGCTTATACGGATGGCATGATGGCAAGTGCCGCGTATTGGATAGGCGCGGCAGCCGATGCGGTATTTATCGCGAGCGACACAACACAAGTTGGGTCTATAGGTGTGATAGCCACCCATGTAGATACCTCCAGGGCGGAGGAAAGCATGGGAGTAAAAACAACTGAGATTGTAGCAGGGAAATACAAAAACATTGCGTCGCGGCATATGCCATTGAGCCAAGAGGGAAAGGCCGCAATACAAGAACAGATTGATTACATCTACTCTGTTTTTGTAAATTCGATCGCAAAATATAGGGGTGTTTCGCCTGCTGATGTTTTGGGCAAGATGGCAGATGGTAAGATTTTTATAGGCAAACAGGCAGAAGGTGTGGGGCTTGTGGACGGTGTTTCCACGCTTGGCAAACTTATTGACATTTTAAATGCAGCCGGTGTAGCTGTAGCGATAAAATATAAACAGGAGGGTTGAAAATGGAAGTATTGGCCACAATGAATGTGGAGTTAATCAGGACAAAATTCCCGGCAGTATACGCGGAAATCTTGTGTATCGGCGAGAAAAAAGGCAGCGAGGCGGCTGCTAAAGTGGCGTTTGGGGCAGGTTTTGAATCCGGCAAAACAGCCGGTGCAGAGCTGGAACGCGAAAGAATTAAAGCCGTTGAGGAGCAGTGCATGGCGGGACACGAAAAACTCATTACCGACCTTAAGTTTGATGGTGCGACCACGGGGCCAGAAGCGGCGGTAAAAATCCTGAAAGCGGAGAAAGAGAAAAAACAGGGATTGTTAGCCGCAATGAAAGAAGCTGCGCCCAAGCCTTTAGCCATGGAGTTTGGCGACGGCACGGCGCAATCAAGCGGCAAAACAATGACTGCGGACGACAAATTGCAGCAAACGTGGGACAAGGACGCCGACATTCGCGCAGAATTCAGAACATTTGAATGTTACAAAGCTTACGAAAAATCCTTAAAACAGGAGGGTAAATAATGACCACATTAGCAAAAGACGCTCCAAGGTCGTGGGAAATTGGCCTTGAGGAGTACAATGATTTGCCCGTTGTTGCCTCGGATATTATCTATGAAGGCGCGGCAGTGGGCGAAAACGGCAGCGGATACAGCAGGCCGCTTGTGGCAGGAGACAGATTCCAGGGTTTTTGCACAGAGAAGGCCGATAATTCCGCGGGGTCTGCTGGCGCAATCGATGTGCGGATGAAATCCAAAGGGCGTATAAAAGTTGCAGTTACCGGCGTTACCGGTGTTGCGGATGAAGGAAAAAAAGTGTATGCATCCGACGACGACACATTTACCCTTACAGCCACAAGCAATAGCGAAATCGGCAGCATCTTTCGTTGGGTATCAAGCACGACCTGCATCGTTGCTTTTGAAAGAAAAACAGTTTAATCAATTAAAAATAGGAGGCAAAACATATGGGCGCAGGATTATTAACAAGCAGGGCAATACGCGGCATGTATTACCAGCGGCTTGAGCAGAATGTGGGGTCGGAATGGATCGAAAGGGTCTCCGAAGAGTTTTCCTCGGATCAGGCCAGCGAGGACTACCCCTTTCTTGGCATGTCGCCGACTTTACAGCTTTACAAAGGCGAAATCCCTGCAACAAATTTGAGGGAAAACAAGATTACCCTTGCCAATCAGGAATATATGGCCGCGCTTGAAATCCCTACAAAATGGATCAGGCGCGACAAAACGCAGCAGATTATCACAAGGATAAACGACCTTGCCGATCGCACTAATGCGCATTGGGCCTCTTTATTGTCGACGCTCCTGCTCAACGCAGAGGCTACCGTTTGCTACGATGACCAGTATTTCTTTGATACCGACCACGCCGAAGGCGATTCGGGGACGCTTAGCAATGATATCACGCACGATATCACCACGACCACAGCGCCAACGACTGGCGAGATGGAAGGGGGCATTCTGAAAGCGACTGAACAGCTTTTAAAATTGAAGGATGACAAAGGTGAGCCGATCAATGAGAATGCGAAGGAATTTTTAATAATGGTGCCTATCGCTTTTATGTCCTCAGCGGCCGCCGCAATCGGGAGCCAGGTGATAGTTGATAGCGGAACAAATGGCAGATCAAACACAATCATCACGCTTGGAAGCGTAGGCGGTTTTCAATACAGAATTGCCGTAAATCCAAGATTGACATGGACTACGAAATTCGCACTGTTTCGTACAGACGGGGCATTGAAGCCTTTAATCAGGCAGACAGAGGTTGCGCCTGAATTTTCCGCTATCGCAGAAGGGTCGGAAACTGAGCAGAAACAAAAGAAACACATTTACTCCGTATATGCTTCCAGGGCAGTTGGCTACGGCATGTGGCAGTTGGCTTGCATGGTAACCTTTATCTAAAAGAAGGAGTTAGTATGCGAATCTTAAAGGTGATTGGAAAAGCAGCGCGATTCATGCCCGGTGCTGGCATGTTGGCGCTTACCCATGCACAATACGAGGCCAGGTTGCACGCATTAATGCCGGCGGGCAAAAATGAATATATTATCAAACAACCGGTGGAGTTTAAATGCGGCGAGGTATTGGGCTTCACGGGCGAAATAAGCAAAGCATTGCTGGAGATTACCGAAGAGCCGAGGTATATACCGCAGCCTGTTGCGCAAGCTGTTACCGAAAAAACTGTTGAAAAGGAAGACGTGGGCATTAATCCCATAGCAGATTTTAAGGAAAAGAAACACCATGCTAAGCGATGACCTTGCAGGCGATTTAGACGTATTTTTCGACGAGGATGATTTCGCCGTGGCGATCACATACGGCGGCGAGACCATCTACGGCATTTTTAGCAATCCATACGAAGAAGATGGCAACGCTGAGTCATTTTCGCCTTCGGTACTTGCAAAAACAAGCGATGTTGACGGCATAGCGCACGGCGAGGCGCTAGTCATTAATAACACAACATACTATGTAATAAATGTGCAAAAATCAGGGATATTATTTACAACGCTTATACTTTCGAAGGATGCTCCGTAATGGCTGATAGCATAAGACGTGTAATCCTTGATGCAATGAATACGCAGCTTGCCTTGATAACCACGGCAAATAGCTACGAGACAAATATTGGAAACAATATCAATGAAAAGCGCGACTTAGAATCAAATCCCTATCAGGAATCGG